TATCGTTGAGGCATAAGTGAAGGACATCAATAAGACTCTGAATGATATTGTAAAGTCCTCTCAGACTGCAACCACTGGTGGTCGTAAGTTTGATGGAGACAAGTTACAGTATGGTTTGGTTCCACCTCTAGCACTAAAATCTATGGTTGAAATTCTAACCTATGGTGCACAAAAGTACGAACCAAATAATTGGATCAAGGTGCCTGACGCCAAACGCAGATACTATGACGCAGCACAGAGACATCTTTGGGCATGGTTGGAAGGGGAACAGAATGATCCTGAGACCAACAAAAATCATCTTGCTCATGCTCTGTGCAACATAGCATTTTTGTATGAACATGATGTCAAGTATTCCAAGGAGAACTAAATTTTACTCATAATCAAATATGAGGTATACTAGCAATGTTACTAATAATTAATGGAGAGATATATGAAACTAAGTAAAACAACGGTGGGTATCCTGAAGAATTTCGCTTCAATCAATACCAATCTTTTGATCAAGTCTGGCAACAAGTTATCAACTATCGGTGGACAAAAGGCAATTTTTGCTGAAGTTACTGCCGCAGAAAAGTTCCCATTGGATTTTGCTATCTATGATCTGAATGCATTTCTATCTGCATACAGTTTGTTCCAAGACCCTGAACTACAGTTCACAGATAAGTTTGTATCAATGACCGAAGGTGGATCAATTAAGTACTTTGCCGCAAATGCTGCAATCCTTACAGTTCCAACCAAGGAAATTGTCATGCCACCAAATCCAGAAATTCAGTTTGATTTGTCGGAAAATATGTTGGCAAATATCATCAAGACTTCATCTATCCTGGCAGCACCTGATGTTAGTTTCATTGGTGATGGTTCTGAAATTAGAGTTGTTGTTTCTGATAAGAAAAATGCAACTGCAAATTCTTACGATACTGTTATTGGCGACACTAAGTTGACTTTCAAAATCAACCTCAAGGTAGAGAATTTCAAGTTCATTCCAGGTAACTATTCAGTGCTAATTGGTAGTAATGCTGCCAAAACCAGCAAGAGGTCTAAATTCATATCTAAGAATTCCGACTTGTTTTATATCATGTCGGTTGAAATAGATAGCGTTATCTAAACCACACTTTACATTATGGATATATTATGGTTAAATTGAATGGTAAAGCACCAAGATTGTGGAGAGGTATAGTAGAGGATGAATTCAATCAGACTATATATGGTACCAAAAATCTAACGTCATTTGTTTGTAAGGTCTGTAAACAAATTGGATTCTTAGCAGAGGCATATAAAGAATCACCTAAGAACAGAAAACATGCAAATCACGTTAGACCATATCATGCCGATTGTTACTTAGCAACTAATGGTAGAGTACGTCCCAAGGTTGAAAATACAACTCCAAGTTTAGAGGAGCTATCTAATGATTGATGTTCGTGATGATCAATTCTTGTGGTGCGAAAAATATCGACCACAAACAATTAGTGAATGTATTTTACCTGTAGCACTCAAGGATACTCTTCAGCAATTCGTTGCGGCAGGTGAATTACCAACTCTTATGTTCACTGGCACTTCAGGTGTCGGCAAGACTACAGTTGCCAAAGCACTATGCAATGAAATTGGGGCTGAGTATATATTGATAAATGGATCCGATGAAGGTCGTTTGATTGATACTCTCCGAGTGAAGATCAAGGGATTTGCATCAACTGTTTCTCTGACCGACTCAAAGAAAGTAGTCATACTCGATGAATCGGACTTTATGTCCGCAGAATCAGTACAACCAGCACTTCGTGGATTCATTGAAGAGTTCAGCAACAACTGCCGATTTATCTTCACTTGTAATTTCAAAAACAGAATCATCGCTGCACTGCATAGTAGGTGTTCTGTGATTGATTTTAAGATAGATAATAAAGATAAGCAGATCATTGCTGCTGGGTTCTTCAAACGTGTGTCGCAGATACTGAAGCAGGAGCAGATCGCATTTGATCCAAAGGTGGTTGCAGAGTTGATAACAATGCACTTCCCGGACTATCGTAGAATACTGAATGAGCTGCAAAGATATTCTGTATCTGGCACCATTGATTCTGGCGTACTGGTAAGTATGTCTGATGACTCTATAAAAGAGTTGATGACCTTACTAAAGGAAAAGTCATTCAATGGAGTTCGCAAGTGGGTTGCAAAGAATTCTGATATGGATACCACTCACTTGTTTCATATGTTATACGATAGGACCACAGATTATCTGGAAGCAAAGAGTACTCCGGAGTTGGTTCTAATTCTGGCAGACTATCAGCACCGTGCTGCTTTTGTTGCTGATCATGAGTTGAATATTATGGCGGCAATGACGGAGATAATGCGTTCTTGTTCGTTCAAATAGGGAAAGATTATGGAATCGCAAGAAATATTGCTAGATCTTTCATTGATGCTAATACTAATAATTATTGGGTGGTATTTGAGAGAGTATGCAGCAAAGAAAACAGTTGAAAGACTGCTCGAGGAGCATGGAATTACACCGGAAATGAAATCAGATAATATCGTTGTTTGTTATATGGAAACACATGAAGACACGATATACCTATATGGAGTTCTGGATGACAAATTCTATGCTCAGGCAAAGACGCATGAGGAAATGCATGATACTTTAGACAAACTTTATCCGGGCAAGATGTTTATTGTTCCAGATGAAGACGAAGTAGAATAACATGGCATTATCACCATTTGACTTCCTAAAGGCGATCAACGAAACCAAGGAGGATTTATTCGTTGACCCCCAAGCAGAGAAAGACTATTCTGCCTATATGATAAACAGGGGACTGTCATTCTTCCCGGATACAATATTGTATTCAAATATGATGAATCGATATTCGCATATACCTAAAAGATCCCAGTATCGTTTTCTTATAAATAACGTCATCAAGAGAAAAAGATTCAGTCAGTGGCACAAAAAGGACAAAGAGACTGAATCGTTGGCGTTGGTAATGGAATATTTTGGGTACTCGGCAGAAAAGGCAAAAGAAGCACTGAAAATCCTTTCCAATACTCAAATCGATATTATCAGAGGCCGACAGGAACAGGGTGGCCGAGGTTAGATGGGTGCTCCTTATAAATATCATATAAGAACAAAAAAAGGTGGCAGAAATGGATGCGGAAAAAATTTACTACGATTGGACTCCAGAAAGCATGTTGGAGGTATTACTCCCTGAACCGGATAATTTTTTGAAGGTTCGTGAAACATTGACTCGGATCGGTGTTGCCTCTAAAAAGGACAAGACCCTATATCAGTCTTGCCATATCTTGCATAAGCAAGGTAGGTACTTTATTGTCCACTTCAAGGAACTTTTTGCATTGGATGGTAAAGAAGCAAATATCTTTATCAATGATATTGAGCGCAGGAATACAATTACCAAACTGTTACAAGATTGGGGATTGTTGGAAATGGTTAACCCAGCGATGGCTGTATCACAAGCATCACTGAGTCAGATCAAGGTGGTATCATTTAAAGAAAAGCCAGAGTGGGAACTGGTGGCAAAATATTCTCTCGGAATTAAAAAACGTAAAATTGAACTTATATAAAGGAATTATTATGGCAATCAATCTTGATCTTGAAATTAATGAAGTAAATACAATCTTGGCATCACTTGCGAAACAACCCTATGAATCAGTTGCTGCGGTAATCGGCAAGGTTCGTGACCAAGGTATTCCACAAGTGGCAGCACTTGAAGCAGAAGAAAAGAAGTTAGCAGAAGAAACAACTGCTGCTCAATTACTTCAAGAAGGAAAATAAATCTAGCACCCCAATGCTAGATTTTTTATCTCGTACCATTCGAGACTAAATAAGGGGCGTAACAGGAATCGGACAGGACGTTACATTGTCGCTGGAGTCGTACCCAGCATTTTACTACCTATGCCGCAAGGATAGGATTTTATATAACTCTCGCTGAAAAGGAGAAACAAAATGGGAACTTTATTTCCAGTAGGTCAACTTGCATTTGGTCCAGGTTTCAAGGACTTCGATAAATTCTTTGTTGGTTTTGATGATCACGTAAATCGTCTAACTCGTATCAATGAAGAAGCAGCAAAAACTTCCAACAATTATCCTCCATACAACATCAAGAAAACTGGTGCTAACTCTTATATTATTGAACTGGCAGTTGCTGGTTTTGATAGGTCAGACATTGACATTGAAGTGGAAGGTGATAAACTAATTGTGCGTGGTAATGTAACTCCAACCACCGCAGAATATAACCCACACGAATATGTTTTCAAGGGAATTGCTGAACGGGCATTTACACGTTCATTCTCTTTGCTTGGGAATATCAAAGTTGAGGCAGCAGATCTGAAAAATGGTATGCTGAGAATATATCTGATGGGACAGGAGGAAGTGAGCAAGAAAATTAGAATAGCAATCGAGTAACAGTTTAGGGGAGACAACCTAAACCTTGTTTCCCCTAAATAAAAGCATCATGGACAAACTAAACACATTCAAAAATCTAACATCATATGTGACTGTCCGAAGAAATAACTGGACTTTGAAAGTGTCTGTATATAAGGAAACCAGTATATTGGTAACATACCAGCATGTCTATGGTGATGCCTTTGGTATGAAATATTTTAGTGACTATAACAAAGCAGCAGATTTTATTGATGAATTGGTTGAGAAGGATTGATTTTACTTTATAAGGAAATAACATGACAATCGAAATTGTGAAACTAAGTACTGACGAAGATCTAATTTGTGATGTAAAGGAAACCACCCCAGAACACATCGTTGTAAAAAACCCCGTAGTAATAATGATCCAGCAAACTGAACGTGGAGTTGGAGTTGCCTTGGCACCTTTCATGCCATATGTTGCAGGTGATATTACTATTCCCCGCACTGCCATAGTTGCCACAGGTATGCCTGAAGAGCAACTAGAACAAGAGTACACAACCCGTTTCGGGTCTGGAATCTTGCTTTCTAGATCAATGCCCCCAAATCCAATGTAATATTCTCCAATAATCACTTATAAAACAGGTGGTTATTGGACCAAAATATTGTTGACTTTTATTCGATACTGGAGTATACTATTTCTATAGATTGAATGAGGCGAACAAATATGAAAAAGGCGAATAAGAGAAATCCCATTGCAAAGGATGTAAGAACTCCGAAGTATAGGATGCGAGTTGTGACGAGCAAGAAGCATAAAATTGATAAACGATTCGAGGAGTCACTATGAAAATGTATCTGGCAGGAATAGCACTACTCAGCACACTGAGCGGAAATGTAGCAGCAGATCAGGCATTGGCACAAAGTCTGGGATGTATGAATTGCCATAAGGTTGAGGGTAAACTGATTGGACCATCATTCCAGAATATCGCAGCATTCAGAGTATACAGTACGGCATGGTTGGATATGTCTGCCAAAATTAGAAATGGCAGCGCAGGTGCTTGGGGTAAGATTCCAATGCCTGGAAACTACCATGTGAGTGAGAAGGATGCTGAAATATTGGCAAGGTGGATACTATCAATCAAGTGAAATATCCCTTGACTTTAATTCGACGATAGAGTATACTAGTCCTATAGATTGAGTGATTAATTATATGAAAGGAAGTAAAAATGGATAATATGAATCAGTTTTTTACTGAAGTTGCTGCCAATAATTCTCGCATATTCAAAACTGCGGCATTGATGGAACATAAGAATGACACCCTACTCAGGGAAGTCATTCGTCTTGCTCTGGATCAATTCACTCAGTTCCACATTCGCAAAATTCCAGCATACACCCGTTCCACAAAGGAAACAAATACATTAGAATTTGCCTTGAATGAATTATACCGTTTCTCATCCCGTGAGGTTACTGGTAATGCTGCTATCAATGCTCTGGGCAATTTATTATCGACACTGACTGCCGATGATGCAAAGGTTATTGAGCGAATCATCGATAAGAGTTTAGATTGTGGTATCAACACATCGACTGCCAATGCTGTCTGGCCAGGGTTGATCAAGGAATATCCAGTCATGCTCTGCTCACCATTCGAACAGAGACTTGTTGATAAGATAAAGTTCCCTGCGATGGTGAATCTCAAGATGGATGGGATGCGCGCGAATGCTATTGTCCGAGAAGGCAAGTGTGAGTTCCGCAGTCGCAATGGAAAGGAAATTCAGTTGCTGGGTAATCTTGAGCAAGAGTTTATCAATCTTGCTAATGGTATTGATTGTGTGTTTGATGGTGAGTTACTTGTTGTGCGTGATGGAGTAATTCTATCACGGCAAGAGGGTAATGGTATTCTGAACAAGGCAAACAAGGGCACTATATCTGCCAATGATGCTGCCGTGGTGAATATGACTGTCTGGGACATTATTCCATATGCATACTTTGCTGACGGATATTGCCCAACACCTTACTCCACCCGTTTTGCCACGTTACAGAATATGAACCTTCCCAATAAGATTCATTTGGTTGAGCATAATATTGTGGATGATATTGAAACCGCACAAACGATATTTCAGAAGTATCTTGCTGCTGGTCAGGAAGGTATTATTCTGAAGGACATGAATGGTCCATGGGAAGATAAGAGATCTAAGGGTCAAATTAAGTTCAAGTCAGAATTGGAATGCGATCTAAAGATCATTGGAGTTGAAGAGGGTAGTGGTAAATATGAAGGACTACTCGGTGCACTTGTCTGTGTATCATCTGACGGTATTGTGAATGTGAATGTTGGCAGCGGTTTCAATGATGAGCAAAGAAAGTCATTGATGCCCTGTGACTTGCTTGGTAAGATTGTTGCAGTGAAGTACAATGCGAGAATCAAAAACAAGCAAGGTGAAGAGAGTTTGTTCCTACCGATCTTTGTTGAGATACGCGAAGATAAAGATGTTGCTGATTCCAGTAAGTTGATCAAATGAAAATAGACGAGAAAGACATCTACAGCAAAAATAAGTATCTGAGCAAACTGTGCGATGATCAGAGTTACGCTAGGTTTCATAGGACTGATCCATC